GTGGAATCGCCAGTAAAAAAAACACCGCCTACCTTCTTCTTCACTAGATCCATCTCTTCGGGCAGTCTGTCTTGACGTGAGAAGTTACACCTTTTGCAAGCTGCTACTAGGTTATCTGGATCATCGCTTCCGCCTCTTGCTACTGGGATTACGTGGTCGCACGTCGTTGCTTCTTGACCGCACCAGAAGCAAGTCCAGCCATCGCGATTAAGTATCCGAATACGCAGCTTCTTCCACTGTGTCGAGTTGCTCTTACGCTGGCTATGTAATGTCATTAGTAAAAGTTCCTCTTCTGATGGAATGCCCACGCCTTGCAGCTTGTCGAATAGCGTGTCTTCACGTATTTAAGCGTAGCGTCTATTTGGCGATAAGGATCTAGATCTCTGTAATGCTGTGATTTCATCTGGCCAAGTCCGAAGTGCGAACCGTTCTTCGCTAAATAGTTCCAGCGAGATTCCTTAGTGATGATCTTATTGAAACACTGGAACTCTTTATAATCGAGAATCCTTGAATGTGCATAGAGCTTTAGATGATCTATTGAATAACTAGCTGCTGTTGATTGTGGAATGCTTGTTATTGAAGTGATGGCCGTAAGGACATAGACCGCGCCCATTAGCTGCATTCGCCCTTGCGAGCTATACCGCACTACGGCTCGCTTCAAGCGATAACAGCGTAGCAAGGCTGTCAAGTAGCGAGCGTAATCTTGGGCGAGTCCCACAGGTTTAATAACACTGTGGATAAACCCTGTGGATAACTTCATGGCTTACCGCCCCAGCCATTACCCTTAAATACCACGCCTCCAAGCGAGTAAACCCGTTTCATAGGAACCGTACAGTTAGGACAGTAAGGACTTCTCTCTAGCTTGTCTTCTACGGATCTCTGGACTTCTACTTGCTTACTGCACACTTCGCAGCGGTAATCATAGGTCGCCATCACTAGCTCCTAACAAGGCCACTGTCATAGTCGAGCAGACGCAGCACTGGATCGTCTTAACGTTCTCTGGAAGATTATCTGTAATTACACGAATAAGTTGCTCTGTGTCCTTCTTGCAGACTCGGCACTTATAGCGAAGCTTGTCCATAGTTAGATCCTTTCAAGTTCTCGATAGGCTGTAGATTCTTTTGATCTACCCAGTAAGTCGGCTGCCTAGCGTTCTTATACTTCGGCCTCTTGGCCATGGCTACGGGAATCCAGCCCGCTAACCTGTAATTAGGGCTAGTTCCGACAACGAGAATCGCCACGTCACTATTGCGATCATTCTCGTAGATAATCATCTGGCCAGTCTCGTAGCGCGTCCACTTAACTTCTACGAAGCTGCCGACGTCTGCCGATTCCTTGAATCGTGAAGCTCTTGGATCGAAGTCGACGAATCCTAAGAATCTGGCTACTAGTATCTCGGCCACGATTGACTCGGCTACCTGAGCGACGTAATCATGGAATCCCAGATGTCTGTCGTATCGGCTTTCGTGGTCTGGCTGTCCTTGGATCTGAGCGATACGTTCTAGAGCTACAGTGTGCGCTAGAACTTTATCCTCGATCGTGGGCTTTACTCTCATCTACACAACCCGCATAACCAGATTAACTTCTCGCGCCCTTGGCCCTTGGTATAGCCGAACTTGTCGAACTTTACGAGCTTGCTACAGCTGTCGCACTGTTCGATCTTATACTCGGCTATAACTTCGCCATCTTCGTAAAGTCTGCCAGTCATGGTCTGAGGATTAAGTATCTCCATGTATTTACTCATAGTTACACCTGTGGCTTCCACTTGCCATCGCTAGCTAGTACGTACCAATTAGGAGCGCATTGTGTGGCTTTAGTGCGTTCGGTGCAGAAGTAGCCGCCCCAGTTCTTAGGCGCGCCTTCGTGGGCTTGTTTCCAGACACGATGTCCATGGCTGCACGTTGGAGCTTCTTTAACTAGCTCTCCGCCCAGCTGCTTAGCGATCTCGTCCATCGACGATCCAAGGCTAGGAATGCCGCTCTGCTCTGCTTCTGCCGCTGTCTTAAAGCTTGGCACGTCGCCGAACTTGACAGTCCAAGGATCGTAATCGTCGGCTGTTGAATTAGCGACCTTGGTAGATAGGTTCTCCACCTTTTCCATGTCCTGACGTGTCGGACGTTTATCTGCTCCAAGTAGAAGTCCGATAGCGCGTCCTATTGCACTCGTTACCGTATCTTCTACGAAGAACTTCTTCATGTTCACGTTATACGTAGCCACGTTACCGAATGCGTAGTCTGTAGCTGATGGATTAACGTCTTCATACTCGCGAAAGATCTGGGCTTGAATAAGAACGAAGCCCTTTTCTGCGTTAAAGTCCACGATGTTTGTCTGAACTCTAGCTGTAGGGTGTGTGGCCCATAGACGCGCGATTCTGGCGGCGACGTCCTCGTAGTTATCTAGGAAGCTCATTACTTCACTTCCTTAGCTGCGTGACGCGCTATAGAACGAGCACGAAGATAGCCGCGACGTTCACCTTCACGATAGCCGACTGAGTAGCTGATCGCTGCCCATAAGATTCCAGCGACGGCCATAAAGACCACGATAGATAGTTCATTCATTTACTTGCTCCCGATACTGAGAGCGACGTTCGCGCTCCCTATGTAAAGAGTGAAGCAAGAACGGCTTTAGGTCAAGATTCCCGCGTAGTTATCGGCGTGTCGACTGGCGGTTTTGGCTTGGACTTTAATCCGTTACCCGCCAGAACTCCACCAAGAGAGCCAGTTAAGAAGATCGAAAGTGTCTTTAGTAGATCTATAAAAGCGGCGTCGTTAGGAGCTTGATTACCTATCGGTTGAGTAACGAAGATAAGCGCGTAAGTAATGCCCAGCGTTACGATCAAGAAGACGAACGCTAAAGTCGCGCCGATTATAAGAATGAGCTGCGCGTGAATTTCTTCTGGACTACGGCGTCGGGTGTGTCTCATGTGATACGTCTCCAAGGACGTCTTTAGTGCACGTTCCAGTAACGACGCATTGTGGCGGCTTGCATTCTGGCTTTTCCCAGTTTTCGTATTCTTGGCATTCATAACGAATCCAGCCCTGATAACCACAAGCGGAAAGCCCAGCCGAAAGGACTAAGGCCAGACTTCCCGCGAGTAGTTTCCGAGTCACTTCCCCGATAACCCGAACGCTGAGTCTTTAGGATTAAGCCAGCGTAGGATTACAGGCAGAACGGCGGCAAGGCCCGCCATGCCGATCGCCTTCGGTTCTGTAACTCCAGCCATGTAAACTGCAATAGACGCAGCTAAGAAGCTACGCGCCCAGCTTGCGAGTAATGCTTTTAAGTTTTCCATCTTTTTTCTCCGTAATCTTCGGCTTTGCTGCCGACTGAGTAGGTACTTCGACGACTGGATAATCGCCAGCATAAGCCACGAACTTAGGACGTCCGAAGCCTACGACTTCTTTACCGCTCCCGAATGCGCGTTCTTTAATCATCACCATTCCGCCGTTGCGCTGGTCGCCAGTTCCCGAAGTATTACCTTCGATCGTGATAACTGTCTTCGCTTTAACGCCTACGACTATTCCGATGTGGCTAATACGGTCGACTCCATCATGCGGAAAGTCCATGAATGCAAGATCGCCAATCTTCGGCTCTGATTCTACCCAGCGGCTTACTTCTTTAAGCTTATGCGCTCCCGCAGCTGTAGACACCATCGACGGAAGCTTTACGCCCGCTTCATTAAAGCACCAATTAACGAAAGATCCGCACCAAGGTAGGCCATCGGCTTTTGTGAATTTTCCGTATTTCGTTAGGTTATCGCCTTCTTCTACAGTGCCGACTTCTTTAAGTGCCACTTCGACTACTGCCGCAGCTGTTCCGATTGGGTAATTCATCTTAGTTTAGTAACAGTCTGGCTTCGTCGGCAGTAATTCCAAGCTTAGACAACAATTCCGCTTTATCTGCTTCTGCTTTTGCTATCTTCGCTTTATCCGCTTCGATCTGATCTATAACGCTCTGATGTTCGGATAATTCTTGTTCCGTCATTTCCCTAGTAACTATCGTATCTGTTTCGACGTCGTGAACTGTAATCATCTGTTTTGCCATTAGTTTCCTCCATAGATTTTTACGGTGCCAGTAATGCCAGTAGTGCCGCCCCATGTAACTGTCATTGAAGTAATGGCGGAAGTTGTCTTTAATTTGCCAGCGTAGAAAGTCGTAAACTGCTGAGCACTTGAATTATAACCAGTCTCATTATACGTAATCGGCTTATAGTGTGTGGAATTAGAATAATTATTTAATGTAATAACGCCCGATTGGTACGATGCTCCGCCTGATCCAGAATAAGGATAATTCGCATTAGTTAAGGCCGAGTTATTCAGTGCCGCTTGCGCGAGAACGTTGCCATCATAGGCCGAACTCCAAATTCCTTGAAACGTGCTTGCGCCGTTGAAAGTTATAGCTAGAACTGGGTTAGCGTTAGTAGTGCCTAGATTGTTTATGTAGATAAGCAGATAATTATAAGATCCACTAATAGAGCTAATTGTTGTCGTTGCACTAGTAATTGTCGTAGTGGAAAGAAGCGTTAATCCACCACTAGCCGACGGTGATGTCCACGTGAAGTCCATGTTTGTATTAGAGTTTTTGGAAAGTATCTGGCCAGTAGTACCGCCCAGAAGATCGCCCATAGACGTATCTATAGCGTTCCCAAGAGTACGAATCGCAGCTGCGCCGTCTTTTACTAGGTCTGTGTCGTCGGGTTCTTCCCAGCCGAACAATGGACTTGTGGCCATTTATTGCTCCTTTATGCGACTGTTGTCGCTTCGTTCCAGATAAGTGTAGAAGATAAAGTATTCCAGCTCTCGGCGACACTCACGTTTTCCCACTTCATAGACTGCAAGCTGAACGCCGTAGGACTAAGAGTAAGAGTTAGGTCGAGTCTGTTTACTCCAGCCGAGAATCTCCAGCCTTCGACGAAGCCTTGAAAGCGTCCTAGGAGAATGTTCGGCGGAAGATTAGTTATGTCTAACGGTAGCCCGATAAACACGTTTAGAAGTGCGTCACGATCTCCGTCGTCTATGTTGCTATTGGCCAGCGTGTAAGTAATCGCTTGAAACTGTGATTGTGGAAAGGCTCGAATGCCTAAATAGAACTCGGCTTGAAACTCTGCGTCTGCGGCATTATGTAGGGTCGTAGAGATCGTGTGAGCTTGTTGCCCATAAATGGCGATCGACTGGGTACTGCTAGCCGTCTCTTCTCCGCCATTATTGTATTTAATCGTAACGTTATTTCGAACGTCTGCGATTCTTTTAATAGTTGAGATCGAAGAAGTAAGTGCGTCTTGGGCTGAGATAACTGTATAACCGTTACTGGCTAGATACGCGCTGCGATGAGTTGAATCTGCGTAACCGATTCGACCAGCCGAATCTTCATAGATGTAACCGAGTCCAGAATTAGCCAGAGAACTTACTAAAGAATACACGTCTGTAATGGAAGAAGAACGAGCCGCAAGTTCGTAATCGCCTGGCTGATCTATCTCGCCGAGACCTACGTTCTCCGCGTTAGCCCATGTCGTAGTCGCGTCATAACTAGCCCACGTTACAGCTGGAGCCACTTCGTTCCAGTTATTAAGAAGCAGTTCCGAGAGAATTGTGTAGATCTGATCGCCGTCGAAGTCTTTAACTAAGACGCCTTCCGTAAGGCTTACTGGAAGCTTCGATAAAGCTCCAAGAGCTGTTAGACGGATAATCTGATTCGATTGCGTTCCGCTGTTATTAACGACTGAGACTTGAATGTCTGTAACGTCGCCGCCGAATAAGTTAACGAAAGTTCCCGTAGAATCTTTAACTCGGATTAAGACGTTATCGTTAACGTCAATAATAAGCGGAGCTTCGTTTAGATTAAGAATTTCTACAGAACAGTAACCCGCTCTAGGCTGCGAATAGATGTCCGTTCGCCCAGATGTAATCGTGACGTTCGTTAGCGTTAGATCTACGTATTCGGTTCCACCGTTTATCTGGATCGACCATTCGGGAGTCCAGACGCTCATTAGACACTCACTAGTGCGTTATAGCCACCGCCGCCGCGAGCAGCTGAACGGTTAAGAATGTCTACGATAGTTCTAGCCGTACCTTCTGCGTCTATTGCGCCGTTTACGGTTATGTTAAAGACGTTCGCTCCTGATCCGCTGAGACGGTTATTCGGAGTAATCATTCCGCTAGTATTTGGCGTGAACAGTTCTGGGCCACGCTCTCCGACTAGGTAAGAAGTACCGCCCGCGACTGGGCCGCCGTTAGCTTTAGCACCGCCTAACTTTCCGATGATAGTTCCCACGACTCCAGCTTGTCCCAAGAATAAACCTTTATTCTCGTTGACCAAGTTAACGATGTTCGTCATCTGTTTATAAGCCTGAGTCAAGAATCCGACTAGCTGCGAGAATCCCGTAATTAAAGTAGCGACTAAGTTACTTATGCCCATGAGTGCGAGCTTTAAGTTATTGCCGAGGATAGGCGCAAAGTATTTACTAATAAAGTCGAAGATGTTTTTAAGTAATTGCAAGAACGGAGCTAACTCTGTGGAGTTCTCCGATACAGCCTTCTTAATTGTATTAAACGCATAACTGAGACCTTCTAGAACTGGGCCGACTACTTTACCGATGGCTGGAATAACGCTCTCATAAAGGAAAGTCCACCAAGCGCGTAAGATTGGAAGTAAGTCATCTCTTAAGACTCTAAAGATCTCGCCGAATGCTGGCCCTAAAGTTTTACCTAAAGTTTCCGCTACCTGAGTGATCGCTGGAATGCCTTTATCGACGAAGCTAGAAACTAACGGAGTGATAGCGTCGAGAATGTAAGAACCTACAGTCTCTTTAGCCTCATCGAATGCAACAGTAAGACGGGCCATCTTGCCTTGAAAGGTGTCGGCTTGGATCGAGGCTTGCTCGTCGAAAGTAGCAGACAGCGCGAGCATGGCAGCGTCGAAGTCTTTAGTCTTTAGAATTGTCTCGTCGATTGGAACGCCAAGCTTCTTTAGAGCTGCGAAGTTCCCGTCGTAGGCCTTGGCTAACGCTTCGGAAACCGCGGATAAACTTTTCCCAGTGCCCGCACTAACGTCTAGCGCAATTTGTTGAAGTCTCTGCGCTTCCGTAACGTCCTTAGTGGACCGAACTAGGCGATCAAGGCTCGGCCTGAGATCGTCGTCCGTTACGCCCGTAGCTAGAGACGTTTTAGTTATGTAAGACTCGGTAGCCTGAATCTGGGCATTAGTCGCGCCTGTAACGTTTTGTAATGTAGTCGCGAGCTTGGCCTGAGCTGCTTCGTCTGCGATGGCAGACTTAACGCCGTCGATAAGTAACTTTCCAGCATAAGCCGCAGCTGCCGCGCCAGCTAGTGCGAACGCAGCTCCAGCCTTCTTAGCGAAGTCTCCGACTTTAGATCCGAATCCTTCGACTTCATTCTGCGCGCCTTTAACGCCCTTCTTTAATTCGTCGAAGTCGGCGTCGAAAGTAATCTTTATCTTCGGAATGCCCGCCATTACTTTAGCCTCAATTCGTTTGCTATCTGTTGCACCATGAGCGAATACTCGCGCGCTACTACTGGAACGTAGAAGTCTACAGCGGGAGCGATCCAGTAGCCTCGCTTGTTATAAGGTGTCTTAAAGCGATTCGTAAAGACGCGACCGATAGAGTCGACGCCACCATGAGATCCAAATTCGGTTCCCCATAACAGCGCGCCCGCTGGCGCAGCTTGTTGTCTAACTTTTTTACCTTTACCACTTTTCGACGATTCGCCGCCATAAGGACGACCGACTTTTTTAGGTCCGCCGATGTCGACACGAACGAGACGATCGCGTGGAGTCTTAATCGTCTGAACTACTAGCTTCGTTTGTGGAGCTGGAGCGGATAAACCGCTCATCATTAGTTGGCCCGCTAACCGCTGCGATAAAGGCTGCGCGCGGTCTCTAACGAGCTGTTGATACTCGGCTGGGAATGAACCCAGTAAACCTAGAAGATTCTTAAACTCGTAAGGATCGACAGTAATAGCATAAGTGCCGCGGCCGCTTTTATCTGCCATTCTGCCTCTCCAGAATCTCTATTCCTGTAAGAACGTCTTCTGCCGTCTTCCACTCGCTCATCGGGATTCGACTAGCGATCGCTAACTCTATGAGTGCGCGGTTTAAGCTTCCGACGGGCCAGCTTTTGGGTCTGACTTCTTACTAGTAATTCCTTCAACAGTCTCCACCCAGATCTCGAAAGGCTTTACAGGATTCCCAGCTGCTTCGCGCTTCATTGCGTGATAGGCCAAGAATGTAAGCCCTTCGAGTCCGAGTTTAGATTCTGCTTCGTTCACTGTTGCATTGAACTTACGCTCCCACTTAACCCATTCTGGAACTGCCGCCACGTAAGTAGCTTCTTCTCCTGATAGGTACTGGACTTCTAGTTCTAGCTTCATTGTGCTCCCGATTCTTTTCTTAACTAAATGTTTCTGTAGGTGTTCCCACGACTGTAAAGCTCATGCTAACAGTCTGAGCGTCTGGCGATGATCCGCCCACGCTTGGAAAGATTGGTAGAACGTTAAACGCGAATACTGCTCCTGTTACAGCTGTAAGCGATACCGCCATAGTCGTATTAGGACTTGTCTCCGCAGCTGCCCATAGAGCTTCGCATAGTGAACCTGTCGCGCCCCAGTCTGCAAGCATTTCGACGTCGAAAGTCCACTGCTTATCTACGGACTTATAAGCTGGTCCGTTAAGCGTCATGTAACGATCTATTGTTACGTCTCCGCTTAATGTTGCGCTTGTTGCTTGTTCATTGTAAGAAACGGTCGCGATCGTAAACGAAAGATCGCGCCCTGTGATTACGGTCGTGGCCATGTTTGTCTCCTAGTTTGTTTGTGTGTAATAAGTTGCTACTGGAATCTCTAGAGCGAGAATCTCGGAAGCTCCTACTGTGACGTTAATCGGATTCGTTAAGTCTCCGACTTCGTACCCTGACGGTAAAGCCGCCAGAATGCTAATAGCGAGCTGTTCGATGTTATCGAGTGCGCTCTGATTATCGTAGATCGCTACGCCTACGGTTATTACTAAATTAACTTTAAGTTTGACGTTCGCCTTGCTTAAGAAGTTCGGCTGTAAGTAAGGAGTGCTCGGAACGATCGCCGCGAATGGAACGATCGGAGCTTCTGGAACTGAGTCGTAAACGTTAGCCGCTACTCCCGCGATGGCTGTCTTTAGCGGATTGCGAACACTGGAAAGAATAGAACTGGCTGGCATTATCCGACCATCGTCTCGACGTCGATGTAATTACCCAAGAGGCCCACGACGCGATTCAAGAGGCTGCGCCCCATACGAAAGGGAGTCGAAGCGAAGTCGAGACCTTCGATCTGGCCGCCCGCAGCTGTACGAGATTGGAAGACTTCAATAGATACCGCGTAGATCGCGGATTCGATGGAAGCGTTACCGACGTAAAGAGTCGCGGCAGAATAGCCGCTAAGAGTTGCACTTCCATTCGGAATAATCTGCCGACGTGTCACGTCCGAAGAAGTAAGAGCGGCCGAGAATGAAGTGTCTGTTATCTCTGTAACTGTGTGCGTAGCAGTGAATGGAGCTGGAAGACCAGCTACGACGATCGACTGTCCTACGACGAAAGTGTGAACGCGACGAGTGTAGAACGTGGCGACGTTAGTGTCTAGCTTGTATTCGACAATAGACGTCGAGTTCTGAATTAGTAAAGGAAGAATCGCTTGTTCGGCTGTGTCGATGATGTCATCGAGATAAGAATCTGAATAAAGGGAAGAGCTAACGCCTAGGACGGATCGCAGCTGTGACGCTGTAATTATTGCTGGCATTAGCTCTTCCCTTCTTCTGCTCGACTAGCTCGGGAGCGAACTAGTCGATGATTGACTTTAGGCGATTACGCCTTGTTATTCTTGAATGCGCCCGCTGCGATCTTGGTCGCTAGTGCGCCGTAACCGTAGTAGCCGACAGTAATCTGGCCAGAAGCGATTACGTCTGCGCGTAGGCGGAACGTAGGTCCTTCGTACCATGTGTAAGCGTCTGGGTTAACGACTAGAAGAGTTCCGTCGCCATCGCCGCCGTTAGTTGGATCTACGTATAGATCTAGGCCCGCTACGTTACCGACTAGAGAATCTGGACGAACTACGCCGCCAGCGTTGCTTGGCTGTGAAGCGTTATAGATTGGACGTCCTGAATCGTTAAGTGTCATCAAGTTAGCCCACTGGCCAGTTGACGCGATGAGTGACTTAGCGAATGGACGTGGAAGTCCAGCTGTAGCTGCATAAACAGAAGCAGCTCCGCGAGAGATAATTCCGAGAAGTTCTGTAGCTGTTGGATAAGTTGCGACTGTAGTCGCGTCTGTCGTTGAGCCTGAGATTAGCAAGCCGTTAACGTAAGCGTTTTCTGCCTTCGCCTTAGCTGCTGCCATGTTGCGAATTAGTTCATCGAAGAACGCTGGAGAAGTACGATCTAGAAGCTCGACAGAGAATGTCTGCTGTCCAGCGAACTTCTTAACGTCTACAGTGATGAACGCTGAGTTCTGATCTGTATCTGATGGAGTTCCTTCTTCTGCTGTAACTGCAACAGTTGGAGCTACAGTGATCTTAGGAATCTCGAACGTCATGCCCGCGTCTGGAAGAGTTCCGCGTGAGATCGCGTCAATAGATGGACGGATAGATGTAGATAGTCCGTTAACTACTTCTGCCATCTGGCGAGTAGGTACTAGACCAGCGTTGTCTGTTGTGTTATCGGCTGCGAGAACGTACTGGCGAGCTTGATCGTCGCCCATCGCTGCGCGAATGGTGTTTTCCACGTACTTAGCAGCTGTGAACTCTAAGCGTGGCTTGGTAAATGATCCGCCTACGATTGGCTTCGCTGCGGCTGTGATTGACTGAGCAGCTTCGACCGTCTCGACGGTTTCCGCGTTTGTGACGGTGTTGTCCACTTCGTCTCCTTCTGTTGTTGGTGTTGCTTCCTCTTCCACTGTGGAATCGGAAAGTTCGTCGGCGACTTCTTCGCCTTCTGTTGCAGCTACTTCGCTAACTCGCGCGGATCTAACCGCTGGCTCTGTTACGAGTGCGACTCCAGTTAATTCTCCAGCTAGAACGCGCATAACGCCGTCCTTTTGCATGATGTAATCATCTACAGCCAGTTCTATCGAGAAGCCGTCGCGTAATCCGCTCATAGCCTCTTCTAACGCGTCTGAACCCGATGTCGTGTTTACGATCTTAAACACTGCGTCGATCGAATCTTCGTTTAGTGTCATGTCCATAGTTTTACCAATTGGACGAGTGCGATCGTGTTCTAAATTAAGTTTCACACTAGCTGGAGCGATTGAACCTTTTGCGAATACGACTCTTCCAGTAGAAGCGTTTGCTTCTTCCTCGAATGCCACGATTCTTCCGCTAATAGTGCGAGAGTTAGAATCTGCCGCTGTTATGTTCATTGGTGTCGTTAGTTTCATAGAAGTAGATCCTCTTCTTCTCGTATTTCGTCGATCGACATTGCACCGATTCGATTAAGTATCTCGTAAACCTGCGCGCGTTCCATTGGATTACCACGCAAGAAGTCGTCTAGATCGAACTTAACGTCTTGTCCTAGTGGAGTGAAGTCGCTTAAACTCATTCGCTGTTCTATGCAAGTCATAAGAGGACGAAGTGAGTAATCCACTAAAGAACGTCGCTCCGTAACTGCATTAGAATAAGTAAAGCTATTAGGTTCTGCACTCGCGAAGTAAGCGGGTAGACCCGCCGCGCGACATAGTTCTAAAGCCAGGTATCCGCGCGCTTCATTAAGTTGAAGATTCTTAGGATCGTAACCGACTGTCTCGATAGACACGTCACCATTCAAGAATGTAACAGCTTTAGAAGTTCTATTCTTAAATGCCGATACGAGTGCAGCTACACGATCTTTTGGAAGTGCTACGCCAGAGTTCTTCAAGATAGTTTGTGGATTCGGGTTAATTGCGAAGTCGTACGCTGTTTTTTCTAACGCCGAAGCTGCGCGAATAGTACGACCAGCGCGGTTTAAGATTCCTTCATCAAGTCCAGTAAAGACGACTAGTTCGCTTGGATCTATAACGATTCCATCAACAGAGTAACCGTCGATCTCTGTACCGTTAGCGTTAGTCGTAACAGTTACGCGAACTGGATCTATTCTTTCCATCGCTTGAATACGACCAGTGTCGGCGTAGCGTTGCATTACACGCGCGTAGCCGTAACCGTAGAACAGAATGTCTTCTGCAAGCCATGACCAGAACGCAGACCCAGCGATTCGCGGATCTGGCTGGTTTATAACTCTTGGCTGTTGAACTTTTTCGCCTGTCGCGATGTTACGAGTGTGCATCTCGAACGACGATAAAGTAGTGCAGATTATGTTCCTAGCGCGAGCTAATGCTGGTACGCCCATGGCTTCCGTACGACTAGCAGTCTGATTACCCATGAAGTAATAGCCGCCGAGAGAGTTAAGAGTGTTTACTGGATACAGAGATTCCGCAGCGTCCACGCTAATAGAAGCTGGCGCAGCTGCTTCGACCTTAGATCCGAATAGATTAAGTAATCCCATGCCGCAATTCTAGAGAAGCCGATACCGCTATCCGACCATGATGTCAAGATCCATCGGTGGGCGTGTCGCGTAGTGCGTGACGAGTGCAGTCGCAACCGTCGCGCAGACAGTCGACTGAGAAGCTCTCCGACCGATAGTCCAGCCACCATCTCCGAACGGAAGACGAGCCGCTGAGAGTATCTGCTTCGTTAACTCTGTTTGCTTCGGGTCGTGTCGTAGTCTTTTCGATGTGATCGCTCCTAACAATTCGTCGCAAGCTTGGCCATAGAGTGCGCCGTCGATGTCTGAGATCGGTATCCCAGCGGGAACTAATCGCCCAGCTATAGCCGAGGCTGTTCTCTTAGAATACGCGACCGTTTCGACTGGATACTGTTTAACGTACGGAGCGATGTCGTTCGCGATCGCTCTATCGTCTAAGTTAATCGGGTTATGCCAAGTGTGAAGAAGCTTTACGAAGAATCTTTCGTCGTCGATCTGTTGGGCCGCCACTAATGCGCAGTCTCGACGATTCGGACTTACGTCGATTCCGAACCAAGTAGTCTTTTCTGGATCAAGTTCTAAGCCTTCTTCCGCACACTGAGACCATTCATCGGACGGTATAGCTGCGGAGATAGTCGCTACCCATCTGCATAATACTTCGGTTTTTATTACGTCGGGCGGATCGTTAAGAACGGCGCGAATGTTGTCGATGTGAATAGTGTGGCCGAGTGCTGGGTTCGCTTTAGCTGCGCCCTTCCAGAACGCGGGCGAATCGTCGATCTTCTCGTAGTTCGATGACCATTCATAATAAGCGATGTCGTCCGTAGGCGAAGCACTCATTCCGCGCTCACGTAGTGCGTTAAGAACGAGACTATGCGAGTCTCCAGCATTCGATAGGGTCCAGAGCTGCGGGTTCTTCGCGGCCATCATGGTATAGCGAAGCGAGGCCCACGTGGATTCGTCTTTAAGTTCGCGGGTCTCATCTACGAAGACGGTTTCGGGTTTAGAGATACCGCGAGCAGCTGAACCGCCAGCCTTGACCATGTATCGGCCGCCTCCGTACTGGCTGAGAAGCTCGATCTCTTCTGAGCCATGCGCCCAGCGGATTCTCTTTACCTGTTTAGCCAGAGATTCGTTCTCTTCGATCAAGTTAACCATGTCTCGAAACGTTTCCAGCGATGTAGTGAGTCGATGAGCTGTTCCGATCTGGAGTCCGTTCTGCCATAAGAATAAACCAGCCAAGGCTCGAACTTTCATTAACGTAGTCTTACCATTCTGGCGAGCTACTACGATCGTCACTAAAGGACTGGCCCAGCGGCCATCGGGTTTCACTTTATGAGCTTCCATAGCGATCCACTTTTGCCAAGGTAGAAGCGGAAGCTTGATACTTTCCGCGAAGTCGATAAGTTCTTGGCCTCTGGACGGTAGATCTCGCAGTTTAGAGTGGATTCTTGGAGTCGGAGAGCCTAGATAGAGTCCTGTAGTTCTCTCTAAACCCGATGTAGGCCGATTAGAGACCTTTCTAGGCTTCTTCGGTCCTTTCGAGTCCACTGCGCGGCTATTCATGCTTTATCGAGTCGTTTGGTGGTGAAAGAAGACCGC